TACTGTTGTGATTCGTTCAAACATTATGTTGCTCCTTTTTTAGTTTGACTTCATCATTCTAGCACACCATAGGCTCGTTGTCAATACCCTACTTGCGTTTCTTCTTTGGCACTGGATCAGCACCGATACGCAACGCCACGTACTGAACAGGGGGCATTTCATTCTGCGGGATCTCTTCGTACTCGTCAGACTCGACCACCAAAATGATACCTCCACGCACGTGATCTACAGTCATATTGACGACTTTGGCATCTTCAGGAACGCCCTTCAGGATTTTCACGCGCTTGGCAATGATCAATCCTTTGGTGAACAACTGCAAAAAGTCTTGCGGGTTGATCATCAGGAAGCGCACGCGGCGCTTTGGCACATCTTCGGGTGCAAGATCCTCGATCTTTTTTAGTTCGGCACCTTCTAGTCTATTTGGTTCGCTCATTTGGAATTACCTCTTTCTTGTTATAGTCATAAATACCGCGCGGATAGTACTCAGGGTAGCCAGCATCTTCGAGGTTGGTGTATTCGAAGGCCCATACTGGACCAAAAAGACGAAACATCTCTGCTCTCGGATCTTCGGCAGTTATTTTGAACACTATGTCTTTATCAAGCGTGATGTTCGGCAGGCGATGCGCGTGATCCTGGCCAAACGTGAAATAGTGCGTAACTTCTTTACTCATCGAGGTATATCTCCACTCTTGGGTTTTCTTTATCGTATCCACCAAATTGAACAACGATACATTCTACATACTTGGTGCTGTCATCTTCTATGACTCCCGCAGCCGTCAGTGCGTCCATGACAGTACCGAGAGCATTGTCAAGATCATGACGGCGCTTATTATCGTAGTAGACGACGATATTCAGGTTGATGGGGTAGTCAGTAACAACAAACCCCTTAAATTGTTGCTGAAGTTGGATCAAGGCAGATTGTTGCCAGATCTTTACCGAATCGGCACTACGAAGGAATGGGCGGCCAGTCGCACGATTCACGGAAATGATCTTGCGATTCTTCTGTGAAGGTACGTTACCTGTTATTGTGAGCCGCATCGTGGCACTCCCTCGTAAGCCAGACTAGATTGCTCCGATCAAAATATAGATCAGGCGCTTCGTTTCTTCCCTTTATGTGGTGAAGATCCATGTTTTGCGGCTCCCGTGCTATTCCGCACGCTGGTAGCCCCATCTTGTGATCCTCGCACCGTATCAGGCCGTCTTCGTCTAGGCTGTTTTGAGCCGTCGCGCTTCGGTACGCCTGCCACTTCTCGGCCATTGGCCCGCGCCTCTTTATCGAGGTCCTTTTCAAGCCGCGCGACCGATTCAGACTCATCGGGAGTCATCTCCAGGAACGGAATGTCCTCCGTCTCCATTGTCACGGTGGCCCTGACGGGCTTCGATTCCTTTTTGGGAGAGCTTTTTGAGCTCTTCGTCTTTGCCTTCATCTTTGAGCTTGCCAAAATAACCACGAGTCCGCATACGAGCACCCAGGCTACCAACTCTCGAATGTACATCGGTTCCATATTTATCCTTCCTCGTCTGTGCGCCCTTGCGGTTCGCAGCAGACCGATCGAATTCTGGAATTCGTCTTCCTAATTTGTCTAATCTTGTCATTTATTTTCTCAATCATTATCGGGGTGGGAGCGGAGCACTGCCCGCTTGAATCCCATAATAGCATTAGTGTAATAGGTATCCCAGTCTTCTGTGATCAGCTTCTGCTTTGTTTTGGCGCTCCAAACAGAGTAGAGAGCATGGCGTAACTGCTGGGCGGGAGTTTCCCCTTGAGCATTGGTGTCGCCTTTGGGGATCTCCGTGCCTTTGATGGAATCTTTCTTGAAAACCAGGTGCCCCGTTGTCTTACGGAATCCATCAATGAACGAAAACTGCTCGGTGCTCATCTCTGTGGTAGTTTCGAACGCGACAGAAACAGAGTCATCCGCCTTTCGATTGGCGCGTACCAGTGTTACTTCAAGAGTGAGCAAGCTCATATTAAACTTCCAGTTCTCTGGTCATTCGGCTCAAACGATCACTGAGGTTGCGCAAGCGGTATGTCTCTTTAGCGAGTTTCTGCGCCAAAGAGGATTCACCACGTACACCAGCTTCAGTCTCTGCTTTGTCCGCCTCTGGATAGCGAGCACTAACTGGCTCAAGCCTGTTACTCAAAACTTCAACTTGCTTTTCAACAGCGCTTAGTAGCTCCTCGTTCCCAGCTATAATCGCATCGATGTTAGACACATCTCGTTGAGCGATATTTTTCGCTTCAGTAGCTGTTGATGGGTATTCCTGACGAAATTCTTCATCTCGGTCCATACTAACCTTCTTTCTTTTCTACTTTATTCATCCAAGGGTCAAGACCTTTTTCAAAGGCTTCGGCCACACCGAGACGCATGCGAGCGTCTTCGAGGTGACGTTGCGCCAAAACAAGCTCTTGAACTTCAGGCGGTTTGCTACTGGCGATGATCACCTTCAGCCGTACAAGCTGAGTGGTGATTTCTTCGCGCAAGGCGGTCGTAGTAACGATGTCGTCCTGCGTAGTGTTCGTTTCGCCGTCCATGGCTAGGCTTCCTTCTTGAGTGTCAAGAAGCCGTTGCGTGGATTCTCGATTACTTTCATACCGCCAGGAAGTGTGCTGGCTGTGTCAGCCCGCTCGTCCTTGCTGAAGTAGTAAATAACTCGCTCGTGGCCACCACGAAGGGTGACTTGCTTTGCGTTCAGGAAGTAGGTTACTCCCTTTGAGTTTACGTGCTGATATGCGTCTGATGATGGATTCATTTTCTTATTCCCCCATGAAATTTATAGTTATTTAGGCGGCCGACTAAAAAGGTACGTCCGCGATGTCGATCTTGTCGTCATCTTCGCCGCCGTTGGCTGGCACGGCTTTGGCCGTTTTTGCTGGCGCAGCTGGAGCGGCTTGCTCTTCGCTATCGTCGTCATCGTCCTGCCACTCAGGTGATTCTTCGATCTTGTTTTGCAACCATTCAGGCAGATCATTGAATACTTCCATATCAGGATCGCTGACAGAGAAGCTCACGAGCTCATTGACGCCTTCAGGCTTTTTCTTGCTGGTCATGATCGCAGCGATGTTAGCGTATGTACGCTGGCCATCTTTGCTATCAGTATGAACAATTTGCAGTTTACAAGCCTGGCCGAGCAACTTCGATAGATCAAAGTCGGCAGCTTCCTCTTCAGTAAACTTCTTACCGCGCCATGCTTCGAGGTGCTTGCGCAGATTTGATTTTTGGTGCATCGACAGTTTGTAGCTGTTGAAAATGCTGAACGGCTGGCCGTCGTCCATACGGACTTCTTCGCCTTCGTCGTCCGCCAAAAGCTCCCAGTACAGGTAAATTTGACGGCTCTCTTTGGTGCCAAACTGCGACGTGATAGTTTGCGTACCAACGTCCACCATCTTGTAACAGCGAGCGAGGAATACGCCCTCTGGTGCGATCTCGAAGTCGCCTCCAGCTGCTACGGGTGCTTTAATTGATGTGACTTTTCCCATTTACTCTTCCTCCACTAAATTATTTTCCTTCTTGATATATTCCACAAGCTCATCAGAAAAATGTTCTGCGATCTCTTCGACAGTGAAGTTATCGAGTACACTACGCTCATCTGCTGAGTCAAGAGTTATTTCAAGTTCTGCTTTGGCATTATAACCAACTGATCGTTGAATTAAGTCAATCCGATCGGCTTGGATAGTGATGTCTTTCGCCATTATTTTGCCCCTTTCTTGGCTGCTGGATCTGGTAGCAAGCCGAGCTCAACGCCCCGCGCCAACAGACCCGATTTAGTTTTGTCGGCCATACGATAACAAATAATTACCGCACGCACCCAGTTGACCAGATCTTCCATATTGAGCCCCAAGTCGCTGGCGTACAGTGCTGTGAAGCCACCGTCTTTGCGACAGGAAACAATAAGAAGATCATCAACAGGATCGCCGCCCATCTCTTCCCATATCATGGCATAGATGGCTGACTGAATGTAGTACTGGTAATTGATACCTTCAGGCATCGCAGCATCAAGCGATTTGCTCGCGTTTGATGTCTTCCAGTCGGCAAGTACCAGTTTGCCATTGATACGGATCAGGCCGTCGAAGGTACCACTGACATGATATTTCTTCGAGTAGACCAACTCTTCCGCACCAACGAGCTCAGGCTTTTCGGCAGCCCACCACTCAACGAATTTGCTGAAGGCCAGCAACGCTTTGCCAGTGTCTTCTTCAATATTCGCTAGTGCGGTATCACGCTCGGTTTGCGTGTCGTATACCGATGACTCAATAAGCGCCTTGTAGGTGGCAGGAATGTCTAACTCTTCAATCTCATCACCTCGACTCTTGCGAACGTGGTGCTCGATAGCATCGTGAACGACTGATCCGATGTCAGCGCCATTCTTTTGAACGCCTTGCCATTTTCGGGCAGCAATATCAACGATCTCGTAGGCTTCTTCTTCAGTCAGATGGCGGATCTTGCGATCATCACCAAACAACTTACCTTTGAGTTTGCCAGTTTTCACCAGCTCACCTTTTTCGTTGAGCAGCTTCTCTTCCGAGAAACCTTGCAGGCGGTCGCCTTCATCACTCACGAAGTTGTAGTAGCCAAACAGGTCCGTCATGGCCAGATTGAGCGGCCAAGTCATCAGCCCCTTCTTTTCTAGCGTGTCGCCAAGCAAGGTAGTAGTACCTTTTGGACGCTCGGCCTTATCCCAAGCCTTCGGATTATCCTCTGGCAGCTCGAAGTTCTTTCGGCGTCTGATATAGTATCGGTGCGATGCGTCTTTGTAGTCGAGCTTGATTGTTGCGCGGCCCTGCTCGTCGCGGTACAGGTAGCGGGTGATGTCTTTGAATGCCATACTATGCTTCCACCCAATCTTCCGCTAGAAGATCGCTTTGGCTCGCTACCCACGGTACCAAGCTACCATCAACAGGTGAGATGAAAATATATGGTCGGCGCATCTTGCTGTGTTCATCAGGCGTTTGCAATTCGAGATATTGCCCTTTGCCATTCCAGCCTTCACGAGTTACTTTTTTGCCTGCCTTTAGCAGATCTAGTGCTGCTCCAAAGTTCATGATCTATTCCTCCTCTTTTTTACTTAGTAGATCCAAAATTGTAGTTTTGTCGATTGCCTCTGGTGAGAGATCAATCACATCTTCGCCTGGCTCGTCCACTATCGTAGCGCCAGCTGCTTCCAGGACATCATTCAAGATGATCGAGTCCGTGAAGTAGTTGAGCAAGAACTTGCGAGCCTGCTCTGCGGCGTTAGTGTGTCGGGCGGAGATGTTCTTTTGGAATTCAGTTTCAGAGAAGTAGAAGCGTGTACTCTCTTCGGTCGCAACGATGATACCAAGCGTCTTCTGCTTGACATCGATCACGCTGTTGCTGAGTGCAACGATCTTGTTCGGATCGACAGTATAGTTCTTTTCAACGCTCTCACGGCTATCCTGCGACACCAAGATTTTGAATGGCACTGGAGTGCTTGAATTGAAGTTGTAGTAATTCAGGTTCATCAACCATGAGCCACGAGCGGTACCACCAACATGGAATACCTCTGTCGCGCCTTTTGGCTTTGGCGCATCGGTGATGTCACCAGAGAACTGAATGTCCTGCTTGCCGTCACGATATGCACCGTCCCAGCCGATTTTACCCATGTTATTGCTGATAGACAGGTCAAGATCCACGCGGTAGTTCTTCTGATTTTCCCAATGGATACCGACAACCATGTCTTCAACGACTTCAATGTATGTGCCGCTTGGCAAGTTGCCAGTAAATTGCTTCTCAGTCGCTGGGAGGCCGTATTTGAGGCCTTTTGGAATGAAAAACGACTTCCCGTCCACGTTTGGCCGTATGTCGGCTACAATGTGCCTTAAAATGGCTTCATACATGATTTGTGCGCCACGTTTGTTCTCGAATTTAAATTCTTTGGCGAATGACTTGCCGTTGCGGATACGATATAGGATCGAATCAGCTTCGGTAGTTCGGAACTTGAGCGCGTAGGCTAGGCGGATCTTGCGGAATACGCTTGTGTTTGCCATCGCTTCATTGAAGGCCTGGGCGTCAGGTGCCTGGCGTGTCTTGAGGCGTGCAGTCAGCGAGTTCAATAGATCTTCCTTCATTGGCTCGTGATTGATCGTAGCAAGCCGACGGATCTTATTGATCTGCTTTTTCAGCTGCGTGTTCGTTCGGAGCGCCAAAAAGATAGGCTTGTAGCGGTAGAAAATGCGAGCAAGGTTTTGTAGGCCAAACTCTTTTTCGTAGGCTTCGAAGTATCGGACCAGATCATTGTTGTTGCGAGCCTTCAGTTGCTCGATAAGTGCGCGGTTCTTGATGACCAGCGTTTTTTCAGTCGATCGGTAGATGACGTAGCGCAAGAATTCAACAGGGTGCGATGGCACGAGTCCGAGATAATCAAACAGGGCAGCCTTCACTTCCTTGTTTTTGATCTGCTCGATGTCAGTAACATTGATGCCAACAAACTGGGCCACGTCGATCGCGTCCTTGACTGTTTCTTCCTTGAGCGCAACACCAGATGACAGAAGCTCCAAAAGCTCAGCTTTCAATTCTGCTTTGGTGAGTGCGCGGATCACTACGATACGAACACCGTCCTTCAGCTCTGGCGCATCAAGCTGTTCAGCGGGGATATAAACAGACTCCTCGTTGTAAACGCCCATGC